AGCTCATCAAACATTTTGATACCCGCATCGTTTACAAGCTGACGAATATCATTGAATGCCTTCTTGTTGGTCTTGGATTCACGAAGCAACTGAATCAGTTTCAGTTTCAAATCATGACCAGCACTTTGCGTCTTGACCAATTCCAACTTGCCGTTAGTCGAACTCTGTTGAAGGAAGTTAACAATCTTGCGAACATCTGGATAAAAATCCTTGATCACCGTTGCAACATCAGTCTTTTCATACTTGATCTTTTCAGAATCAAGAATACGAATAGCATACATTGCAGCATCCTTCATAGTAGGAGGCTCCAAACGGAACTTCTGACTACGACTGATCACAGGATCAATCAACTTCTCAACATAGTTGCAAGTCAAAATAAACCGTGTGGTTTTGCTGTACGTCTCCATCAAGTTACGAAGTGATGCTTGAGAGTTGGCAGACATATAATCTGCTTCGTCAAGAATTACCACCTTAATGTCATGAAAGCCCATTGAAGATGCAAACGGCTTGATCTTGTCACGAACAAAGTCAACACCAGTGTTGTCGGATGCGTTAACATACATCACATCACATGGAATGTTCTTGGTAAGAATCTTGGCAAGTGTGGTCTTACCAGTTCCCGCAGACCCATAAAACAACAAATGCGGAAAGTCCTTTTTGGTCAAGAAGTTAGAAATAATACCACGCAACTGATCGTTGCAGATGTAATTATCCAATGTATCTGGACGATACTTCTCAGTCCAAATACCGTGACTGTCCGCCTTTGTCTGGGGAGTTTCCTCAAAAAAGCTCATAACAGTGTGTATTAGTCAATCTTATTGATACCAACCAAGTAATAGTTACTGGTAAACAGTGAGTTGGCATCACCAAACTCAATATGAGACAATCCACCAGATCCAGCTTCGCTAATCTTCCACACAGCGTTTTCACACTCGCTGTTGCTGGTCAGAATTTCCTTCAAGAACTTTGCGTTGAAATGCAAAGTCTTGGTGAGCTTGTCTTTACCATCCACAGGTTTAACAGCAATGTTGATTCGGTTGCTGTTGTTGGTGCTGTAGCCCAACGTCATCTTGATCTTGCCCTTCTTATCAGCAGACAAAGTTAGATTGTCATCATCGTTCAAAGCACTCTTGGCTTTGATGAATGTTGCCACAAATTCCTTGGTCAGCGGAATTTCCAAACCAAAAGGCGGCAACTTCTTGAGAGGAGGAACTGGAGGAATAACGCTCAGATCAGCAGTACAATACTGTACTTCAGTTTCGTCACTATTGATTGTAAGAGATACAATCTTTTCAGTCACCAAAGGATTTCCTTCACTATCCTCAGATTCAATCTTGGTTGAATTGGGCGTGATGGTAACGTCTTCTCCCAACACAGTCAACATCTTCTTGAGCTTGCTGGTATCATTAACACCAATTTCCATGTCGTTCAAACCAGCGTTGTCCTTGATGGTAACAAAGCTCAAAACACCACGATCATCGCTCATAGAGCTTGTTGCAATGTTTTTGTCCTTGGTTGATACGGTCCATTTCACAGATTCAATGGTTCCGTTGAGTGAATACTTGTCGATAAACGAGTTTAGTGTGTCTTTCTTCATGGTTCTCTAGTATAACAGTTTTTGTTTGGATGTCAATCAGTTTGGTCGAATTGAAAATACTCTTCTGCATTTTTATAGATGGCTACTTCTTCGCTAATACAAGGAATACCATCTTCAGTTTCAAGGTCGGTTGGTGAAATATAGAAGTGTTCTATTTTGTAGTCCGCATAAGCCACTGTTCGCATCTGATAATACACCTTGGCATTGCCTTCGATGGTGCGGAATTCGATGTAGTAGACTTTCGGATCACTCAAACGATACAACTGTTTTGTGGGAATGTAAAGACCTTTTTCGTGGATTTGTTTTTTTGTGAATTCCACATACGGGCCACGTTGACCAATTACAACCCGCTCATAAGCAGTTGATATGTTCAGTTTACCCGAATTTTTTACAAACAGTGGAATTTTTCCGCCTGTTTCTGGTATGTTTAACAGTTCACTATAAGATTTCATAACAATTTAGAATCCGAAAAATTCATCAACCGTGGCGTCTGTACCATTTGGATACGTCCATTTCAAGATGTTGTAAAAGTCCGACAGCTTGCCTTGCAACTCTTGTTCATACATCGCAGTACGATCCACATATTTGTTGATAAAGTCCAAAACTTGATCTGGATCAGTACCATCAGCTTTCAACGCCACACAATCCAATCCAAGATCATTCTTTTTCAAATACACCCACTTGATCTTTTGACCATGGAAAATTGGCTGCACCATGGTTTCAATACCATAATACTTCAAAAGATCGTTGTATGCAAGTGCTGCTTTTGCTTGCGCTGTGGTTCCCTTGACATACTTGAACGGATGACGAGTTTTGGGATTGAAATCATTCTTACCATCTTTGCTCTTGAATTTGACACTGGTGTTTTTGGCAACGGAAATAATGTCTGTGTTGCCCAAATCATCCAACATACTCAAGATATTACCATCGATAACTTCTTTTTCGGTTTTTAGCAAAATGTCTTGTAAGAACTTTTCCATGAAAGTACGGAAATATACTGGGAATGAGCTTTTAACAACGTCAATACCCTTAACTTCCAGTTTTGCAATATGATTACCCTTTTCATCAAACACGAATTCGTTTCTGTTTTCGTGTGTGACTTCCATGGTTTTTACATCCAAACCAGCCACGTTAATGATGAACTGAGCATAGCGTTTCTTGGTCAACCAAAAGCTTGTCTTGGCAATAACCTCTTGCTTTGCTTCAAACCTATGAGTCTCAATATTGAACAACCGCAACGCCATCTTATCATAAAACTTGTTTACGAATGTTTGCACTTCGGTAGTCACCTTCATAATAGCGTCTGTCATTTGTGTTTCATCATTCAAATCAATGTCAGGCGTGTTTTTCTGAATGATTGGCAACGCACTTGCAAAACAAGAGTCTGTGTCGGTATAGATAACATAGTTACCATCATTGACATTCAGTGCTTTCTTGAAATATTCATTGATTGCCTTACCAGTTGTTTTGATAATGTCTTGACCAGTTATTGTAACAGCACTCGCATTATCCTTGTCATAAAAACGGAAGATCGCCAAACCCAATACACCATAGATGGAGTTGAGAAGAACCTTCTGCACCTTTTGACGCTGTTCGTAGAACTCGTACTGTTCCCAATTCTTTTCTTTAGCATACTTCTTTGCCAAGTCACGCATTTCTTTGCGTTCATCGAACCACTTGACCAGAATGTTTGGTAGCACTCCAGCCACTTCTTTTTGATAAAGAACTCCGTTGCCCGACACACTCAAATTGCTTTGAGTCAGAAGATTCATAAACGATTCATGTGTATAACATGCAGATCCCAAATGATACTTGGCGATTTTTCCTTGAGCAAACATACGAGCGTTGTAGTTGTACAAACGCTGTTCGATGTATTGCTCCAATGGCGTTTCTTTCTTGGTTTTGTCGCTCAAGTTTTCCCAATCGTCGGTCAGTTCCTTTTTGCGTTCAACAATATGAACATCATCAAACTCAATTCTATCAATAACACCTACCTTAGTCTCAGGACTGATGTTAAGACTGATGACGATATTCGGATACATTGATGTGAGGTCCAAATCAAACACCCACTCATAACGACCAGGCACAGGCTCTTTAACATAAGCACCCTCAAATCCTTCTTCATCGTTTTCTTGTTGGTTTTCGTATTCCTCACGCCCATCAACGGGCTTGTTCTTTGCAACACGACCGTTGCGGCGAAGATACATCAAAATAGCACCCTCAATGAATCGTGAGCTACGATCATAACACTCATAAGGTACGTGACCTTTGTGACAAATAGCTCGGACCAGTTCAATGAGTTTCAGCTTGTCGTCCAAAGCCACCATGATTTGTACGTCGTTTAAGTTGTACTCAACGTATTTCTTGATGTCTTCTTTGTACAGAGTATCCAGACTACCACGATAGGTAATCTTTTCCATACCAACTTGCTTTTTACCAATCGCATTCAATGAATAGCTCGCTTCCTTTTTGATCATGAGCTTTTCATACACCTTCATATAGTCCAAATGCGTTACACCACCAATAACCAAACGCTTGTTCCAATCATTGATATAAGAAATACCAATAGGACTCAATCGTTTGGCATTTTGTGCGCCAACTACATTTTTCAAACGACGGTAAATATAAGGCATGTCGAACTGGTTACTGTTCCAACCAGTTGTAATAGTAGGCTGAATTTCTTCCCATTTAGAAAGAAACGCCATCAACATGTCTTCTTCGGTACGATAGCTTAGAATTGCTTTTTCATCACTATCAAAATTCTCCATCAGACCGTTGCGATCCAAAATAAACGCAGTGTATTTCTTGGTCAGTGCGTCATAAATTGCGATAGCCGTGATTTCTTTGTCAGCTTCATCATCCTTGGCAAATCCGCCTTCTGTGCTGACCTCAATATCAAGAAACAACACACGATGACCTTCAGACGGTTCATCGCTGTCTTCATACGCATCAATTAGAATGCGAGTATCAATAGGAACATCGCTTTCAAACAATGATGGATCACGGGGATTGAAACTGTAGATTTTCTCCAGTTCATCACCGAACATACTTTTGTATTTTCCACCGTTACGCTTGCGATAAGCATAAGGACGAAACGCAAAACTGGTGTAACCCTTTTTGTCGTCCCACAGATGGCAAGTATTGGTTGATCTCTCGAAAAAAATGTTCTGGTACATACTATGCAATGATTATAGACGCAACTTCGCAACAAGTCCATCAAAAAGTGGATGATGCTCTTCTTTGACTTGACAACGACTTTTTTCAAGTCGTTGCATCAAGTGTTTATGGTTTATACTGGTAAATACTGCTGGTTCAAGCTCTACACCTGCCAGTACCGGAGGATCAATTTTGTTGATACAATACCACAATAATGCCGTTTCGTCTTCATTCAGACTATGTAACTGTTCCAATCTCATGTATTATTTGAACTTAACACCAAACACGTTGGCATCATAGTTCACAAACAATACATTGTCGAGCTTGGTTTGTAAAGACTTTAATTCTGCAACATGTGCATCTTTTTCTACATCTTCAACTTCTTTGATGCTGAAACTGTTGCCTAGATTGCGCACAGATGCTTCTTTTGGACTCAATGATGCTTGTGGTGTAATCACCAAATAATCACCAGCCTTGAGTTCCTTTTTCTTTTTGCTGCTTTTGTTATCCAATACAGTTGCGATGCCGTCTACTAGATATACGTGTGTGAACTTGTCACCTGCTTTGACAAACAACGTTGCCTTTTCAAACACAATCAAACCCATGCCAGTGCCAATCGTGGTCTGCTTGGCACTGTCACTGACCACATAAAACTCTCCTTGAGCACTAAAATTGAATTGGCTATCTTTGACTTTGACCACCTCAGGTAGCTTGAACGTATTGACGTATTCGATTGGGGTAGCGTTAAAATATGCAGCACTGTTTTCTTTTTGATGAATTGCGATTCTATAAGGCAGTGCGTAAGTGACAGTTGCGTTGGTGGAAGTGCTCACGGAGAGATTGTTGGTGAGCGTATATGTCTTACCAATTGTAGTTGGTTGTGACACCAATTTGTTGTCTATTACGTCTGCAAGTTCCACTTTTTCTGCGGCATCATACAGGAATAGGTCGTTGGCGACAGTTGTTGAAATAAATACCCAAGATGTTAGCAATAATGTTAGTAGCTTCTTCATATGCTAATAAATAGTTGTTGTAATTTGACAGTTGGGTATTTATAGTGTACCATGTTGTTATGTCTGAACCAGAACAAAAAGAACAAAAGCGTAACCGAGTAAGTTTTAGTCAGTATTCAACCTTTCTGAAATGTCCTCATAAGTGGTATTTGGATTATATCAAGAATCTCCGTGTTCGTGATGATAATATCAACACTGCTTTCGGTACATCTATTCATCATGTGTTTCAAGCATATCTGACTGCACTGTACAAGGAAAGTGTCGCAGCAGCAGATGCTTTGGATACCAAAAAGATGTTTTATGACAAGTTCAAAGAAGAAACCGACAAAATCAGAAAAGCTGGTGGTGAACTGACCGACGACGAATATGCCGAATTTGGTTATGATGGTGAAGACATCATTGCTGCATTTTTGAAAACCAGCAACCGTACCAAGCATTTTCCCGCCAAGGATTATGAATTGGTTGGTATTGAATTACCATTGGAGATTTCAATCAAAAACAACGTTGATTTTATTGGATTCATCGACGTTGTGTTGAAAGAGCGCAACAAAGAAAAGTATCGAATCATTGATATCAAGACCAGCAGCAACGGTTGGAACAAGTATCAAAAAGAAGATGAAAGCAAATACGCCCAGCTTCATCTATACAAGAGTGTGTACAGCAAAAAGTTTGGTGTTCCTCTGGATGCTATCGACGTTGAGTTTTTCATTGTAAAGCGCAAGCTGTATGAACAGTCCACATTTCCGCAAAGCCGAATTCAGTTGTTTATTCCGCCTCATGGAACTGCTCATATCAAAGAAAGCATCAACAACTTCATTGGCTTTTTGGATCATGGATTCAACCAAGATGGTAGCTACAACGAAGCCAACGAGTATCCTAAAATTCCAGGCAAAGCCAAAAAGAATTGCAAGTATTGTGTGCATTACAAAAAGACTTGCGATGCTAAAGAAAGTAAGTAGAAAATAAAATTATCCACCCATAACATATACGCATATGTATATATGTAAATATGTTATGGAATCATTTGTTACTACAGTAAAGTTGGATAAAGAACTTTACACTCAGTTCAAAGAAATCAACGTCCGAGGTAAAATCTCGTTTCAAGATTTTGTCAATAAGTGTCTTGAAAAGTACGTTGATGACGATAACTTTCGCAATGATATTAGCGAAAGCATTTGTCGTGTATTGAGCAACAATGAGCCATTTACACTTTCAAACCCACACAAAAAATGAGTAACAAACGTAAAATTCTACTTCTATCAGATGATCTAAGAATGCACAGTGGTGTAGCTACCATGAGTCGAGAATTGGTTATGGGAACAGTTCATCATTTTGATTGGGTGCAACTCGCAGGCGCACTCAAACACCCAGAGCCAAATCAAGTCACTGACATGAGTGATGCTTGCAACAAGATCACTAACCGCAATGACTGCTATCTCAAGCTGTATCATGTCAATGATTACGGTAACGAAGATTTGTTGTTTCAAGTATTGGCACTTGAAAAGCCCGACGCCATCATTCATTTCACAGATCCTCGTTTTTGGACGTGGCTTTATGCTATCGAACATCAAGTTCGTAGCAAGATTCCAATTACATACCTAGACATTTGGGACGATCTACCATATCCTATGTGGAACAAACCATACTACAAGAGTTGTGATGCACTATTTGCAATCAGCAGACAAACAGATAACATCAACAAATGGGTACTGGGACCAGAAAACTGTACTAGCATCTTTGGAGACTTCGATAGCAAAGGAAACATTATCAAGGAGAACGCTTAATTATGCCAATCAAAGGAAAACATTTGCTTCACTATGTGCCACACGGTATCAACAGTGATCTATTCAAGCCACTTGAAAAGAACGACAAGCTCGTCAAGAAACTACAAAAAGAATTTTTTGGTGATGGTCAATACACATTCATCATAGGTTTCAACAGCAGAAATTCACACAGAAAGCATCCAGCCAATTTGGTACTGGCATTCAAGAATTTCTGTGATCATTTGTCACCAGAAGATGCTGCCAAATGCGCACTGCTGATGCACACTGACAAAAGCACCACCGAAGGCACTGACTTGATTGCTGTAGTAGATGCTTTGTGTCCAGACTATAAAGTAATTGTAGAAGAAAGTCGCAGAACTCCAGAAGAAATGTGCGCATTCTATAATCTTTGTGACGTAGTAGCCAACGTAAGCAGCAACGAAGGCTTTGGTTTGAGCATCGCTGAAAGCATTATGTGTGGCACACCAGTGATTGCCACTGTAACTGGAGGACTACAAGATCAGTTGGGTATTGTTGATGACAACGGAAACCCACCAGAATTTACCCTTGAGTTTGGCACCAACGTCACTGGTCGATACAAAAAGCATGGTTGCTGGGCAAAACCAATTTGGCCTGTAATGTCTACTATACAAGGCAGTCCGCCTACTCCATACATCATGGACGATATCATTGATTACAAGCCTATATCAGATGCTATCATGTACTGGTACTTGGCTGGATCAAAAAAGCGTGAAAATTGTGGTCTTGAAGGTCGTAAGTGGGCTATGACCACAGGCGGCATCAATTCCAAGAATATGTGTGAACAACTAATAAAAGCGTTGGACTACACTATTGATAACTTTACACCACCCAAAAAGTTTGATATCTTTGAGTACACTGAAGATTACAATACTCGCAAGTTGCCACAAGGCAAGCTGGGGTTTGACCAACATAAAATTGACATTGAATCTATAAAGAAGGAACTAGAATGAACATTAAAAAACTATCTGACAAGGCTGTAATTCCAAGCAAAGGTAGCACTGGTGCTGCTGGATATGATTTGTATACAACTGAATCATACGAGCTTAAGCCTGGCGAACGCAAAGCATTCAAGACCGATATTGCACTGGCTATTCCAGAAGGCTTTTATGGTCGAGTAGCACCACGCAGCGGACTTGCTGTTAAGCATGGTATTGATGTTCTTGCTGGTGTTATCGACAGTGACTATCGTGGAGAAATTCTGGTTGCGTTGATCAACCTTGGTGACAAACCAGTTCAACTACCTATTGTAAAAGACGGTAAAGAAACCGCAATTGCTCAAATTATTTTTGAAGCATGTGGAACTATTACCGGTGGATTTGTTGAAGTCGATGATCTAACTGCTACCCAACGTGGGTCTGGTGGGTTTGGTAGTAGTGACAACAAAAGAGAAAATGTTGACCAAGCTTCAAAGCAAATGAAAAGCATTGAAAACTTGTATGAACAATTGGGCAACAAGCCTCAACCACCAACCAAAAAATATGTCGAACTCATTCGTGAGAGAGAGCAAAAACTAGCCTAAATATTATGAGCAAACCATTGTGTCTAATTTCTGGTCCTATTTTCAATCGCAGCGGATATGGTGATTGGGCCACCGCCGTAGCCAAAAGCTTGGTGCGATACAACAAATTCGATGTCAAAATTGCTCCTCAACGATGGGGTAATTGTCAAAGCAAACGCTTCTTGGAAGAAATCGTAGATCCAGAAGAAAAGATGTTGGCTACGTTGCTTTTGAATGGTCAACTTCAAAAGCAACCAGATTTGTTTATTCAGTTGAGTATTCCAAATGAGTTTCAACGTGTTGGTAAGTACAACATTGGTATGACTGCTGGTGTTGAGACCACACTATCGCCTGGCGACTTTATTGAAGGTTTGAATCGTATGGATTTGAACATCACTCTCTCAAAGCATTCCAAAGATGTATTTTTGAACACCAAGTTGACCAAGCAATTGCAAAATGGTCAAAAGCAAGAAGTTGCTGTCAACAAACCAATCGAAGTTTGTTTTTGGGGTGCAAACACCGACATTTACAAGAAAACTGATGAACGAGTTGCTAGTGTTGATGAAGCACTATCCAAAATCGAAGAAAGCTTTGCGTTTTTGTTTGTTGGACAATTGACTAGTCCACATCTATACAAAGACCGCAAGGACATCGGCAATCTTATCAAAGCCTTTTGTGAAGCGTTCAACAACAATGCACAAAGCAAACCATGTTTGATTTTGAAAACTTCGGGTGTAGGGTTCAGCACCATGGATAGGTTTGAAATCCTCAACATGGTAAAAAAAGTTCAATCATCAATCGGTGGTAATTTACCAAAGGTTTATGTTCTTCACGGCGAATTGTCGGATGTTGAAATGAACGCTTTGTTTAATCATCCAAAGGTTAAAGCCCACGTTTCATTCACACACGGCGAAGGTTATGGTCATCCAATGTTGTTGCAGACATTGAGTGGAAAACCTTTGTTGGCACCAAATTGGAGCGGTCATTTGGACTTTTTGAATCCAAAGTATGCAAACCTTCTTCCAGGTCAATTGGCTGAAGTTGAAAAGAAAGCCTCCAACAAGTGGCTTCTCAAGGAAAGTCAGTGGTTCAAGGTATCGTATGGTCTAGCACAAGACCGCATGAAGTCTTTGTTCAACAATTATGGTAACGAAAAGACGCAATCCAATGCAGAAAAGTTGCGTTTGGAGAATTCCGAGAAGTTTAGCATGGCTGCAATGGACAAAAAGCTGTGGGAAATTTTGGATGCTAACTTGCCAAAATTCTCTGTTGAGAACTCTTTTGTATTGCCAAAACTAAAGGTTGATACAAAAGCTGGAGATCAAGGTCAAATCGTTTTGCCAAAACTAAAAATATCCTAACATGTTTTTGTCATATCTAGTTACATGTCACAATGAAGGCAGCAGTTTACACACACTGCTGTCTAAATTGTGCGATTCATTGAAACCAAACCATGAAATTGTTGTGGTAGATGATTATTCTACTTGTGAAGAAACTTTGACCACGCTGCAAAGATTCTCTGAGAAAATCAAAGTCCACAATCATAAACTAGACAATCACTATGGTGCTCACAAAAACTTTGGGGTGGAACAATGCTCTGGTAAATGGATATTTCAGTTGGATGCTGATGAACTACCATCAGATAATCTAATTAGAGATATTGATTTGATCTTGGAAGCTAATGACGCCAGCGAAGTTCTTTGGGTGCCAAGATGCAACTTCTTTGTTGGTGTCACTCAACAAGACATCAACGATTGGGGTTGGCGTATGAATAAAAGTCAATCTAAAGATATGGATATGGTCAACTTTCCAGACTACCAATCTCGTATCTACAAAAACCAACCACACATTCGCTACAAGAAGCGTCTACACGAACGAGTGGAAGGTAACAAGAGTTACGTATTCATTCCTCCACAGGAAGAATGGTCAATCATACACAACAAGACGATTGAAAAGCAACGTGAAAGCAATCACAACTACATGAAGAACTTTACCATGGAAGAAAACATGGGATACCCAGTTAATTGATATGACAAACACAGAATTACGTGCAAAATACGGTGATAAAGTTAGCACTGACTATTATCAGTATCCAGACCATTTTTTCAGCCCAAAGGATCATTTTACGATGCATATTCCGATGTGGTCCAGTTACTTCACACGATTTCAAAATCAATCCGACTTGTTGTTTTTGGAAATTGGTACTGGTCACGGACGTTCCAGCGTATGGTTGTTGGAAAATGTTTTGACTGAACCAACATCCCGCATTATTACCGTTGACATTCAAGATGATCGTTTGTTCAAAAAGGAAGATTTATCAAGTGAATATGAATCTGATGTCAATGTTAGTGTTTCAAAAAACTTGAAACCTTATGTTGATCAAGGCAAATGCGAGTTTCATGTCAAAGATTCCAAAGAGTTTTTTAGGCAATTGTACGGCGGTGTTCTAAAGACCAACTTCAATCTACAAAACCCAATTGGTGCGTTTGATTTTGTGTATCTGGACGGTAGTCACGATCCAGATTATGTCATGTATGAATCTGCCATTAGCTTTGAACTTTTGAAGCCAGGTGGATTTTTGTTGTTTGATGACTATGGTTGGGGCAATTGTAGATTTGGTATTGAAGCATTTTTGCTGTGCTATAAAGACAAGTACAAGCTGTTGGTCAAAGACTGGCAAGTTCTGATTGAGAAGGTATGATGTTGCAATACAAATACGCAATAGGCACTCATGTCATGTTTTATGAGATTGAGATGTTGCCGTTGTTTGTTGATGGTATACTAAACCTACTATCCACCGTTGATAACAAAGACAATGTAATCATCGACTTTGCTTTTAACGTGTCTCAATTTTTTGAGAAGATAGATACTGAGCAAACCAGCAAGCAGCAGTTGATCAATAAATTTGTGTCGGAAGTATCACGTATTGGTAAAGTTAATACCACGATAATTGACAACGATGATGCGTGTTACACACAAACAAACTATAGACGAGAATTCAATACAAAGTATTGTCAGTCAGTAGATTATTTGATGTGGGGAGAAACAGACAGTCTTTTTCCAAAACAAGCATTTATATGCTTGGAAACATTAACACCTGTGGTACAATCACAAAACTTGCATAAGTTTGTGGCTTGTTTTGCTGATAGGAAAATGTGGGACAGCAGTTGGGATGCAACTGTTCATCCAGATTATGCCAACTATGTTTACAACGACAAAGATGTTGATAACATAAACCAAGCCAAATCTTGTTTGTCGATAGATCAAATGAATGCCGTAAACGCTAGTATTCAAGAGCTTGATATACAAACCATCAATTATCCAAAACTTGATGGGTCGTGTTTGGTATTGAGTTCAGACTTGATCAAATGTGGAGTCAACATACCACCATGTTTTATTCACAATGACGACGAAAGCTTGTCAATAATGGCAAAAAAGTTGTTGGGGTCTAACTATGTACAAATCATTTTCAAAAATGTGTTGAAGGTTCACGCACGTCGTCATCCAAAAAAGCGCATGTATATTGCGAATGAAAACAACCCAAGAGGATTTTGTGGTAAGGAAAAAGGCGATTGGTGGGAAGTATACAAAACCATGTCACAACACAATCTAAACTCGCTGTTCCACAATCAGAGCAAATTTTTTACTTACGACGATTTCAAAAAGCAATGCGGAACATGAAACATATTCAATTCATTATTGTAGGCTGGCACTTTGACCGATCTGAATTTTACGATGGACTCAGACAGTTCAAAAAGTACAACAACGTTAAAGTGTTTTGGTCGTGCCACCGTGAACCTCCAGATCATATCAAGGAGAATTTTGATTGGGCAGTTTTCCCAAATCATGGATTGGAGTGGGGTTGTTATCAACAAGCATTGGACCATTTGAATCTACCAGATGATACTGTCATCTTTTTTCTACACGACGATCTTGTGATCAAAGATTGGAAGTTTATCGACGCTTGTTTGTATATGTTGGACAACAACTTCAAGGTTATTGGCAACGGTATGAACTATCCAAAAACCCTTGATCCAACTTCTATGACAACTTTTGGTCGTAGATACATTGATATGGTAAAAGAAGAAAGCAAACACTACTTTACAAACGAACAGTTTTGTTTGACAATACGTGGTAGCTTTATGTGTACTACCCGCAAGAACCTTCGTAAAGTTAACGACTTTGAAGTGTTGTGGGAAGAACCAGAACCAGGGAAAGGATATGGTACATTTGGCAATACTATGCAATGGTTGTTGGGTTATAAGATAACTAAAGAATATGGAGTTGGTCAAATCGCATATTTGAGTGACACATACCAAGACAGCCAATTCATATTTGAATGTGCAAGAGGAAAAGTCAATAAATGAAAATTTGTTTTATCACACCAAACGGTTTTTCGGGAAAGGTTCCGAGAAACTTCAAAAATTGTAGAACTGAATATGCGTGGATGATAGCGTTGGACGCTCCCAATATTCCAATATATAGTTTGGTGAATCCTCCAAATTACAGCAACACTGAGCCAGAGTATGATCTGGGCATTTTCATTCTACCCAAAAAATTAGAAGGTATTCATTTCTTAAACATCGTTGCCAATGCATCTCAATTCTGCAAAAAAGTAGCGTTGATGCAAGAGGGACCGCAATGGTATTATCAAGACTATCCGTATACCGAACAAATAAGCTATGTTAATTTCATACAAAGTATGGATTTATTGTTGGTACACAACAAGTCTGACATAGCCTATTTCAAGGGTATGTTCAAAAAGCCAACCTTTAATCTGCCGTCTTTGATGATAGAGGATTGTTTGAGGGCTGATCAGGTGACTGCAAAACCAAACGGTAGACCCATTATTGGCGGAAACTTTTGTAGCTGGTACAGCGGTATTGACAGTTACTTTGTAGCATTAAACTTTCAAAAGACTATAGCTGCTCCAAGTATGGGACGTAAAATTCAGCATGAAGAACACATTCCAAATTTGGAACATCTACCGTACTTGGAGTGGTTGGAATGGATGAAAGCATTGAGTCAATTCAGTTATGGTGTGCATTTGATGCGCACTCATGCCGCTGGTACGTTTGCTCTCAACTGTGCTTATTTTGGCATTCCATGTATTGGATACAAGGGATTAGACACTCAACAAACACTACATCCAATGTTGACCGTTGATGTTGGAGATATTGAGAAGGCAAACGAACTTGCTATAAAATTGCGAGATGACCAAATGTTTTATAATTTTTGTTCAACACACGCACGTTGTAATTATAGAGAGAGCTATAACGAAACAGCTTGGAAATTACATTGGGATTCAATTTATGACAAAATCAAAAACTAAGATCGGTATTGTGGGATATGGTTATGTGGGAAAGGCATTTGAAGCATTTTTCAAGAACCATTATGAAGTGGTGATATATGATCCAGTGTACATATTGAGTTCTACCAAGGAAGAAATCAACAAATGTGACGTAGGAGTGGTTTGCGTTCCAACCCCAAGCAATCCAGACAATAGCTGTGACGTAAGTATTGTGGAAGATGCTGTGTCTTGGTTGAATACTCCAAGGATTCTAATCAAGTCCACGATTGAGATTGGCACCACCAAACGGCTGGCAGAAAAATACAACAAGCGTATTGCTTTCAGCCCAGAGTTTGCTGGTGAAAGTAAATATTGGACGCCAAATGGATTTACTACCGATGTAAAGCAAACTCCATTCTTTATCTTTGGTACAGATGATCCTACACTTGGTTATGAACTGACCGATCTGTATATGCCTATCACTGGACCAAGCAAGACATATCGTGTTACCGACAGCATCAGTGCAGAAATCACCAAATATGTCGAGAATACATATTTTGCCATGAAGGTTGCATTCGTCAACGAGTTGTACGATCTGTGCGAAAAGTCTGGAACCCATTGGAATGAAGTTCGTGATTTGTGGTTGCTTGATCCTCGCACCAACAAGTCACACACTGCTGTGTTTGCACAAGAACGTGGTTTTAGTGGAAAGTGTTTGCCAAAGGATACAAAGGCTATGGTAGCTTATGGCGACAAGGTTGGTGTTGATTTGAGCATTCTAAAAACTGTGTTGCAAAGCAACCAAAAAATGACACAACGCAATGGCTAACAAACACTGCATATTGATGGTTGCGATTGAGGATGAACTATCGAAGCATTCTCACAAAACCTACTTTGAACACACCATAAACGCTTGGCAATATTATTGCGACAAAAACAACATCGACTTTTTTGTTGTGCGCAGCAAAATGCCCAACGTCAAGTATAGTGTGTGGCACAAAGAGTTTGTGTTTGACTATGTTGGCGATAGCTACGATAAGATTGGTATCGTTGACTTTGATACCATGATCAAGTGGGACGCACCCAACATCTTTGATTTGTATGACGACGAATTTGTGGGTGTGTTGGACAGAACCAGCATTCAGTGGATGAATACCAGTCAAACTGCATACAAACAAGCTTTTCCACAGTTCAAGGATATGCATGTGGGTTTGAATGAGCATATCAACGGTGGTGTGTTGTTTTTTACAAAAGAACACAAACCTTTCTTTGAAAAACTCAAGCAGTTTTATCTTGAGAATAAAAACGTATTGGACAACTGGACTGTGCCAAATACTGGTAAAGAACAAACTCTACTTAACTTCCACATCAAGCAAGAAAAACTCAAGTGTAAGCATTTACCGTATGCATGGAACACGGTTGGTATGATTAAAAAGGGTATGTTGTGGCACAACGACAAATTGAATGATCATACACCTTTCTTTTTGAAATATGCATATCTATGGCACTTCACTGGGTTTCCTATTGAGCAACGCAATCAATTGATAAATCAACTTTGGTCTGCAATTAAACACAACTACAAATGAAAAATGTAATATTCATTCCTGCTGTAATTTCTGGCGGCGGAGAAAAGAAATTGCGCAACACTCCGTTGATCAAAGATATTTTCAATCTCAGTATCAACAGTTGGAAGCAATTTGCAAAAAAACACAATTGTGAATTGGTTGTATTGGATCAGCCTTTGATGGATACCAACATTACAAGCATGGCATGGCAACGATACTATGTTTTGGATTTATTGGAAAACAGTGGTATTGATTACAACCAAGTTTTGATTGTTGACGCAGACACGATTGTTCACCCAGAGTGTCCAAATTTCTTTGAATTGACCGACAACAAATACACTGGAGTTCACGATGGCGTTGTATACGAATGGGTGTTTCGTAGTGTTGAGTGTTATAGTCAAGCACTGTTCAACAACTATAAACTCAACGTGTGGAACTATATCAATGGTGGATTCCAAATTCTAAACGGATCGCACAAAGATTATCTAAATCAATTCAAGCAGTTTTATTTGGACAACCGAGAAGCAATTTATCAATGCGAAACAAACATCAAGCTTGGCACTGATCAAACACCAATGAATTTCTTTTTGCAAATGAACAACATGGATGTTAAGATATTGCCCTACGAGTTCAACATGATGGGATTGAATCTGATGGAAGGTTTGTTTGATGACTTACCATTTACAAAATTTGGTTGGGTGTATCATTTTAACGGCATTCCAGATTCTACGTATGGTAACAACGTTCATCACTGGATGACAAAAACATACAATCATTTATATCTATGATACAGTTTGACAATAAAAAGCTTTTGGATATACAAGATGAATACAAAAACGACTATATTTTGTATTGCTCTACAGTATCAACCGAGGACATGTGTTTATCATTAGAACAGGCGTCAATAGTTGTATATATTCTTAGATATGGCAACGTAGTAAATCGACTTGACACTGGATCTGGATTATCAAGTTACGTCATGCAAAAGGAAACTGTTGCACCAAACATTCATGTATCTGTTGAAGATAACGATAAATGGATCAAAAAAACAGAACAGTTTTTGTTGCAGCACAAGTTGTCAACAAAAAACTTGATTCTTTGGAAAAACTTTAGAACGATTTCTTACAACTACGATTTTATTTATCACGATCTGGGAAATATGTCCACCAGACAATCGTCTCTTGCAACTATATTATCAAAGCTTAACACAGGCGGGTATATCATGTTGGATGATGTCCACAAACAAGGTTATCGTAAAAATATTGCACACCTCGCAAAAGATTTGAAACAAATTGATATTGCTGATATAAGCCGAGACAAATTTGGACGTTACGCCTATTTGTATCAAAAAATTTAGAATTATGCCGTCGGGTCATGTTGTTTATTACACGTTTTTGGATGCTTGTATGGATTACTACACAAGCATCAATACCAACTTTATTGAGTTGACACATAAATATCAGTATTTTGTGTTGGTGTCTGGCACAAAAGACGATCAACCATACGCCGATTTTTTGCGCACTATATTGGGACCACACACAATATACATTGAAAGCGATCAAAACAAAATGACTCGCAAGTTCAACTTGTTTCGTGAATATTTGATAGCAAATCAAGACACATACAAAAACTCAGTTTTTTGCAAAATTGATACTGATCTTGTACATTATCGTAGCCAAGAGTTTCAAGCAATAATGCGGCACCTATTCAATTATGATCAACGGCTGTTTGTTGGTATTCAAGGTTGGGGTAAGTATTTACGAGGTGGTCTAAACGCCATACATTATCAGTCTATAGTCAATCTTCTACCACTTCCAGAAGATCATGATCCATTTGAGTTTGACGTTATTTTTTCAAGCCAATTGCAAAAGCAGAATTTGGTGAATATTTATACGTTTCCAACATTTGAACAAGACGGTCAGATTGCAAAAAAGTATTTCGCCACTCATATTATATCACAACGACACAACATCAAAAAAGTGGATCAGTTAAAAAGTTTGCTGCAACAGTTGCAAGTTGAAAATATAACAATCTAGTTATAGACATGAATATCAGTTTTATCATTCCATCCAGAAACAATCTAAAGTATTTGAAGTGGTGTTATGCCGCACTTCGCAGCAACCTTAGCCATACAAACCACGAAATTTGCGTAGCTGACGATGCCAGCAGCGATGGTACGTGGGAATGGTGTGAAGAAATGCACAAACAAGATCCTCACTTCAAAGCGGTTCGTAATGAGGGACCAGCCAGAAAGGGTATGACTGAACTCTACAATATTTTGGTAGAGCAGGCTGCTACAAACGACGTGATCATGATTTATCACGCCGACATGTACATCAGCAGAAATGCAGACTTGTTGATTGAAAAATACCTTAAACCTCAGACTGTAGTTTCTCTCACTAGAATTGAACCACCTTTGCACCCAGGTGGACCAGAAAAGATTACCCAAGATTTTGGTAGTGAGCCAGAGACATTCAAAAAAGATGAATTTGAAAAGTGGTTGTTGAACACCAAAGTTAACCGCAAAGACAAAACCACAGAAGGTGTGTTTGCTCCATGGGCTATTTACAAAGAAGACTTTCTCAAGATTGGTGGTCACGACTTGCTGTTTGCTCCTACCAGCAAAGAAGATAGCGACATTTTCAATAGATTCTTACTAAACGATTACAAGTTTATTCAAATCTGGGAAGCTTGTGTATATCATTTGACGTGTCGAGGCAGCAGATTCAATCCCACGCTCACTGCTATTGGCAAGGACAGTGAAGAATGGCAACAACAAAACGTCAAGAGTTCCAGAAACTTTATTCGCAAGTGGGGTCATTTTGTAAAGCACAACGACTTTATGAAGCCAGTTGTACCAAACAGATACAACATTGGGTTTGTTGCATTGAACTGCGATGAATATCGTGTAGCTTTGCTGGAGCCTTGGTGTGACGCTTTGTATACTGACGTTGACTATACTCGCTATATTGCAGCAGAACAAAAGAACACCAAGTTTGACTTGAAGAAAAAGCTCAAGCAATATGACGAACCAAAACTTAACGATGTTGTAGTAACGTTTGATGCAAACAAAATAAGCAATCAAAGCTTTGAGTTTTTCAACATGCTACAGTTGATGTTGGAAGACAGTGGACAAGTAGGAAATCTTGAGTACGACATTTTCAAGCTACAAATCAATCGCTTGGTTGATTGCAAGAAAAATTTGATTAACGTTGATAACGCAGAATACAAAAAATGGCTACTATGAATATTTTCTATCTAAACTTTGGGTTGGTGTTTTGGGTTGTGTTTACACTGACATTGTGGTTTCACAGCGACATTGTTACCACGATTGCTAAAATCGCCAAGCTATTCAGTGTCAACTTTGTGTACAACTGGTTGAAGATGAACGAATACACAAAATACAAACTTGAAGTGGACGTAATGGCATCATATCCAGATTTTCTGTACGCTGCGTATCCTTCTGTATTTACCAAATTGATTAGCTGCAATATCTGTTTACCATTTTGGTTGACTGTTACTCATACATTTATTGTGTGGCCTTGGAATTACGCAATATTTGTTTTTCCTATCAACTATTGTATCAGCTTTGCTATTTATCTATTGATTAAAAAATTGCTATGAACATTGGAACATATCAACAGTTTTATACTCTGATAAAAAATGACTTGCCTGCGATTGCTCACCCATTGGGCGAATGTATTGATGCGACCAATCGTATTTGCAGTTGCAAAAAAGAAGCAAAACAGGCCAAGTCAAACAGTTGCAATCAACTCTATATTGAATTCATAAAGAATAGTGGCGAAGGACTCAAAGAATACTTCGCCACCAAAACTACCGATAAAGAAGTGGTGTTTAACCACTCTGCACATCATCCAATTCTACGCTTGTCACTTAGGTAGAACTGCAATTGATTCCAACGCCTTTCTTACACAGTCGTTGATATACTCAGATTCCTTCAAGGCTTCCATGGTTGGATAATCCTTACTAACGTCTTCCCACTCAAATGCATAGTCTGCTTTGGCTTTGCATTTTGGATTGTTAAACAGTTCATGCTCATTCGGTGCAGCTTCATACACCTTTACTGGTTTTGCTGTTGTAATTCTACGTTTCGATGGAGCAGTCGTTAACATGTAACGTGTTACGTGTACCAACTTACCAGACATTTTGTTTTGTAGCCAAGTACATTCATCTTCTGGATAAACATCATATCGAATGTCGGTCACAAAAAATACGTCTGCCTTTGACTTGGAGATTTTTTGCTCCATTTTCTGTGTCCAGTATTTTCCTTCACTGACCTTGCGCATCACATCACCATACGCAACCAACAATGGTCGGATGATGTTTTTCTCCTCGGTCTTTTCTGTGAAGGTGTCGATACCCGTCTTTTTCTTGACCAAATCTTTTAGGTCGTCTTTTAGTTCATACGCTAACGCATGACGATCAACTTTGAGTTTATATTCTTCTGTGAGAATTTTTGTTGCGATTGTAGCAAAACAATCTTTACCACTACGTGCTAAACCAGATATACCTATAACTTTCATGATATTACTCCTTTACATCAAACATTGTTTCAATTTCGGATTGTGAATAACCAAATGACTGCACCAACTCAACGAGGTTGTTGAGTCCAGATTCGGTCTGAATAAATAGACTGTAGTAGTCACTGGCATCGGAACTTCCGATTTGATATTTCTTGACAATACATCCAAGAACTGTAGGGTTCACGTCTTTGACATTCTTTTTGATGTATGGATAGAACTTGTAATCTTTTGGAATGCATTTGATCAACAAAGCGTAAAACTGTTTATCTGGAAGAACTTCCATGTACTTTGAGATGTATGAAATCTCTTCCACAATTTTTTGATCCATACTCAACACTCTCAAGATCATAAACTTGCTGAACGTTTTGCGTTCTGATTCTGATAGTGTATCGTAATAGTCCTCGCTTTGAACTTGACGAATATGCTTGACGTGATCAAACAGACCCCGTGTTCTCACGATGTCTTCGTTGGTAAGTTTGCCTTTTCGTTTCATTGCTATTCATTCTAACACGGCGTTTCAATTCCGCAAGGTCTTTGATCATTACACTGCGTTCCGTATTTACAAACTCAAAACCTTCAGTAATTGTCTCAAAGATATTACTAGTTTCTTGTTTGTGTGAAGCCACAGTCTTATTCAGAATGACGTGTCTGTTTTCCAGTTCCAAAAACTTTTCCATCAAATCTGTGCGTAAGTCCGACGCAACCTTTTTTGTTGTTTGCAGATCGGCATCAATTTTTGTTGTATTCTCACACAAACTTTTTAGTTTGTTGTTGATTGGTGCAACAAACCAAATGTATGTAAAGAAAAACGTGGCTCCTACAGACAGGAGCCACGTTACAACAATTATTGCTATTGTTGTTTTATCCATACTGGATTAGGCAGTGTAACCAGCAGCCAAGACCTCACGCAGAGCCTTAATCTGGCGACCAGTCAGGTCGAGGCGGGTGTCACCAGCACGAAGGGTCAAACGTGCAGCCTTCTTGGCACCAGCAAGCGGAGTGGAGAGGTAAACCTCAACACCAGTGCTATTGTGTCCAACGAAGTTAGTCTTGTTACGGGTATTCTTGCGAGTATACATATTATGTTTTCCTTTTTTTGTTTTGTTTGTTTGTTTCGTTAGTAGTTACCTAACTTGATACTATCTTACACCGAAAGTACGAAATGTCAACGACTTGCACTTATTTTATTTTCGAGAGTGTTCTCAAAATGCAAAATTGCTAGATCTTTGTTTTTGAACTCAAAATCCAAGTCAACGTCAATATTGGCATATTCCACAGGAACATGCGTTGGTTGCAATGCATGAGTACGTTGCGCAGCACCAGTAGTACCAATGCCTTCACTAAAATGAAACAACGGACGGTGTTTGCCCCACGTAGACATAGCCAATTCCACAGCCTTTTTAGCCGTCAACTTGCCTGGATTGCATTTATGATGTAAATTATCATAGGTAATTGGTATACCCGTGCGTTGATAAACATATTCATAAAGCTGCTCAACGTTCCAACTATTGGGTTTGTCTTCATTCTCCAATACAAGTCGGCTTTTAACACCCTCGGGAAACGTGTTATACGCCTCTATAAAGCGTTTTGATATGTCAGCTAGTGATCCTTTGAAACAGTTCATGTGAATGTTTATAGGGGCATCGTAGGAGCGGGGAAGCCCCATTCTGTCCATCATGTCTGCGTGATGTACCAATTCAATCACAGACTTGGCAGCTACAACCGGGTTTGCACTGGCTGGAACTACAAATTGATCAGGATGAGTGCTGCAACGAATATTGCTAAGTTTGATGGCTTTATCAATATTGCTATAAAGTTGCACAATCTCAGTTTTATTGGGAAGTACATCATAGCTTAAATTGGCTTCTGGTAATGTAGCCAGAGGGAAAATATCACTGCTGATGCGATAGTTCCAACCATGAGAATTACAATATTTAATGGTTTCCAGAACTACATTGAGGTTATTGGCAACTCGTTGACCAAGAATTTGCAACGATTGCTTTTTTTCCAATACCAAAAACCTAGTTTTGGTCATAGTATTGGCTTTATAACCACGCTTTTGTAGCTCCAGTGATATACAACAAAGACTTTTTCGAATCATACCACTACAGTGTAGCATGATTTATAACAATGTCAATCACACACTACCACTATTGCTTCCGCTGGCATTGGCACAACAATCAACTCCAAGAATTGGGCAAAAGTATCCAACCAATTTCCATGTGGAAGGACCGGCTGATGTTTTGACCCAAGATGCCTTTTTGTTGATGCCTTGAGCCAAAACATAGGATGTACGACTTGTTAACTCGGGAAACTGTTCACTTAACGATGTAAAATCTGCGTTGGAGTTGTTGCGGTAAAAGATTAAATTGTCATTTTTTACCAACAGATCACCTGGTTCACCATCAAAAATGCCTTCTGGGCTGTTATCAACTTCGGATTTAGAACGAGCTTTGGTAGCAAACTGCGTCAGCTTAGATACAAATCTTTGATATCTATCTGAAAATGTGTAATTTACATTCGGATTTTTGCTTTTTCCCATGTGCGTACTGTAATAAATAGTAAAAAATGCACACTTCCAGCCTAATGAAAGTGAACTTTGAAATAACTTGTCTATTTATAGGTATGCGGTTCAAAAAAATAAACCCAAAAGAAGAAAATTTCTATATTGTGGAAACTTCTCAAAGAACATTTAGTGTCTTTGACAGCGAATTTGACTTGCCAATATACTATGGTAGTTGGAACATGTGCGAAGGAATTATCAAAAACATCAAAAAACACATGGCCAAATCAAACATTCATTATTACGTAAAAGAAAAAAGCGGAACTCTTACGTTGAGTCCGCTTTGGTCGCACAAGGTGTGAGATGTTTTGTTAACTAGAAACAGTCTCAGTTTTAACTTCTTGTGCAATATTGACGGTCTGCTCAACTTCTGCGGACTTAACTTCGGTAGCTGCGGTAATATTCATCACGTTCACACTCAAATTGGGCTTGAGAACAACACCACGACTCTTGGCTTCAGCAACATGTTCTTGTGTGATTGATCCATGCACCAACATCAAACAAGGACGACCCTTACCGTTGTGAAGATACCCCAGTTCATTCACAACATTCTCTGTGATTGCATTTTTAATGCGCACCCTCAACGTGATGTTCACAAAATCAGGGTTTGCCTTGTGACACTCATCAATTGTAAAAATGCCCGTGGGCCAATTAACGTTGAGTCCAGTTTTGTTCTTTCGATCAGTCTTTTTCATGTTTTATCCTTTTGTTTGGTTTGATGTTTATATAGGAAGGTTCCTATGTTCTTAAATTATAACTCCTAAGTCCTTAGTTGTCAACACTTTCCAAAAGCTTTTTATTTAGGGTGTTAACAATCTGGTTGATGTTGTTGACGTTGATAAAAACCGAATCATTACCATACATGGTTTTGAACGCATTGCGTGATTCGTTGGACATACATTCGTTTTGAGAAATAAAGTACGACAATACGTGATAGTTCATTTCACGAATCTTCTTTACCTGTTTGCGAGTATGTTGAGCAGCAGACTCACCATTATAAGCTACATACGTCTGAGTATCTGCCGCAAAAAAGTGGAAACAAGGCTCACCATCACTGATATTGATAAAATAACTGTCGGTGTCGTCTGCACTCTTTGGCACAACTCGCATAATAGCTTCAAAAGTCAAACCTTCTGGAGTCAATCCGTCTGGTTGCAAACATGCAAACAAGCTCTGAATTTTGACAAACTTGTCCACGGAACTATCATATCCGATTACAACATACGGCATTTTATCCATAGTTGTACGAAAACTAATAATGACCCTAATATTGTCAAGCATACTTGCTGCCTTGGCAATTGCAGTGCATAGACGCATGGTTTTGTCCCACTTTTCGCCACGCATACTGCTGCTGGCATCCACACTAATATGAAAGTTCATCTTCTTGTATTTGTGTGTGGCAATGGTATAAAACACGTTTTCAGCCTCGCAACCAAGCTCATGAATCAAACGTTTGTCAATCTTACCAGTCTCACGACGAGAAAACTTGTCAACGTTTACTTCATTGCGAAATTGCAGTCGCTTGCCAATTTTGATACCCATGGAAATACCTTCATCAATACACTTTTGCAAGTTCTTGATGGTTGGATTATTCGTGAAGTTTTTGTCGTTGATAGAAAAATATGTACTGCTAGTCTTGAGTGGAAACTCATCGCTAAACACCAGTTCTCGGGTCATGTTCTTTACCAGAACACACTCAACTGTGCCCACAAACTTGCCATCATAAAGATATTCATTACCAACGTCAATCAAATCAATTTTGCTTTGTTCCAAAACGCCCAGAATTTGATTTTCCTTCTTGGTCACTTTCTTCTTCTTGATCTTTCCATCAACAAAGTCCTTTTGCTTTTCAAAAGCTTTGACGATCTTATTCTGCTTAGTTTTGCTGATCTTGGGATCATCGCCAATATCAGATTCGGGTGACTCGGAGTTTACATCGTCAACCTTGGTTTCAGTTCCACCAAATACGTCATCGATATCAGATGCATCTTCCTTGGAGTCTTTGCCATCGGCATTATCTTGCGAATCTTCTGTTTTAGGAGCATCAGCAGTAGGTTTGCTATCTGCACTAGACGCAGCACCACCTTCATTATTGGTATCACCGTTTGGATTCTTAACGTCGCCTTGGCCTGGACCAGGCTGAGCGGCATCGGGTACATACTCCACGATATTTTTGAACACCAACTTTGAAATCTCCAACGCAATTTCAAGTCGCTTTTGAGGAGTATCCAAACGATTGATATTGGACAAATCCAGAATCTTGGCAATGTCATACAATCCCGGCAACGCCTTCAAATCGGTGTTGACGTTGGTAATGTTGATCAACCTATAAAGGTACGATTCAATGCTGGGCTTGCGATACAGCTTGCTTTTCAAGCCATCATTGACTGTGGGTGTATTGAAATACCGATCATAAAGATTTTGGTAGTATCCACGATACCCAGGCGCATTCTTGTAAATGGTGTAGTCGATGTAACGATCCTCAACAATATTGAGAATTGTACGACACACCTCCGCAACCTTTTCTTTATTGATACCAAGGTTTTCAGTGTAGTCATAGATTTCACGGGGAACCCGCTGCCACATGGTCTTGAACAAATCAAAATCACTGTAGCAAATATGACTACCCTCATGCAAAGCCAACCCTACAGCAACGTCAAAATTATCTTTTTCGTTGATGTCGGCACCAATATAAACCACAGACCCGTCAGTCATGCTGATGTTTGCATCATTGAACATGACTGGAATGGTCTTGTTGGTCAAAATGGTGACATAGTTGGCAATAGCACGGCGAGCAGCACTGAGTCGAATCAAGTGTGCAGTCGCTTCGTTTTTTGTGTTTGAAACGTCAATATCATCAGAATCGGCACTAAAGTCCCAATCTATGTTATATTCGTCCAACCAAAAATCGCTATGGTTTGTTTTTGACATAAGTTCTAATGGTTAGTACCAAGTATTGAACAAATCAAAACGGAACCTCACCACCGTCTTCCTTGATAGGATCATTGAACAAATTGGTCTTGGCTTCAGTCTTGATGTACTTCTGTACCAACTGCTTGATATAGGTACGCTCACTGTCAACCCCACCATCCTCACTAAAGTTGGGGTAAATGGTGGTTTCGGCAATCTCAACAAGACTAAACCCGTCCACGATAAGTTCAGCAATTTCAACAGTGCTACGGGTAGGAATAAAGTTGCTGATCTTGCTGTCTTCTTGCTTGACCTGCTTGCGAGTATGATCCGCAATGTCACACACGGCAATCAATGTATCAAGCTGATTTGCATCAGTAATATTGAAACGCTGCTTGAGCAGATTGACCTCGCTATTCTTATCAAGCGGAGACATTTCGATCTTGACTGGAAAACGAGAAAGCAAAGCACGGTCCATCACACGGGTTGCAGTGTACTCATTACCAACGTTGGCAGTTGCAATAAACGTCACGCCGTCAGCAACCTTGACCACTTCGTTGTCTTCCTTTTCATCCAAGCGCAAATAACGCTGTAAATCGTCCAACACCGTCATAAGGATGTTGACACCATCATGGTGACTGCGGCTAATTTCATCAAGAAGAATGATGGCGTTGGGAGTGCGAATAGCCTTGACAAAGCTGGACTCCTTGAAAAAGGTTCCGCTGGACTTGTCAAAGTGCGTGTTACCAATCAGTGCAGACCGAGCATCTTGAGTGGCACCAAGATTGAAATAGAAAAACTTGTCGTCCTTACCAATAGCCTTGGCAACAGTTTGTGCAGCTAGAGTTTTGCCACAGCCTGTGGGTCCAAGAAGAAGAATGTTTTTACCACGAATTGCGGAACGAACCATATACTTCCACTTTACTGCGTCCATGATCAGAGTTGACGGCAGCAGTGTTTGACAAGTTTCCAAATACTTTTGGATGTTAAAATCCTTGGTGGTGGTGATGTTGTAGCCGGTCTTTTGTTTCATTGGTCAAAGTTTTGTTTTTACTTCAACCATCATAGCACACGTTCTATAGTTGTCAACACCAAAATAAAAAAACCGTCAGTTTGCTGACGGTTTGTGAAATCATTGTTGAATTTTGTTATCTATAGTGATGGTGCCAATGACCATAACGTACCACAACTGGTGCTGGATAATACACAACTGGCTGTACATACACCACTTGCGGAGTAGGAGCCACTACCACAGTTTGGGGTGCAACTGCCACTGGTACAGTCTGCACAACCACTGGTGCTGGTTGTTGAACATAAACAACTTCGGTACGAGGACTCAAAATGCGATCTAGCGTGTGAACTACTACAACCCCAGTCAAAATCTTGCCAGCCGTTGCCCACTCACGATCTCCAGCTTTGACAGCTTGAGTTGCCAAGAGTGCAGCGAGAACAGTACCAACAATTAGTTTTTTCATAGATTTACCTTTCAAGTTAAACGTAACATGTATTTACTGTATTGTCAAGTGTGTTACTTCTTGCGCTTTTTGCCGCCTTTTGTATACTTGACAACCAACTTTTGCAAATTCTTTGGTAGAGTAGGAGGAGTGTATGAGGGCTTCTTTGATTTATAATCAATTTGCTTTTCAAACTTCTTCACAGTTTGCATTGGTGTGGTAGGATCATCTTCTGGCTTGTTCATTGGTTCAGCCTTGATGTTTTTTACAATCTTATTGCTCTTTTCTGGATCAACAAGATTTTGCTCTTCCGCAGCCTTGTCAGCCTTTTTACCACCTTCTTTGTCTTTGCTGTTTTCAACACTGCGAGAGTATGCAGTATCAACATAGTTCAAATCTTTGTTGCCAAGCCATGCCTTGACATACTTTTTGACCTCGGAGAATGGCACATACAACACCTTTTGACGTTCTACACTGTCCTTGAAATATTGAAGGTCATAGATGTCATGTACAATAGGACGAATGCTGATATGGTGTGGTTCGCATTCGCATACATTGTAATTACCCGCATCATCAAGCATCACTGGTTTTTTGATGTCTTTGGATAGTTCCTGCATCATTTCTTCCCAAGACTTAGTTACGTCTGTGGTTTTTTCTTCAATAACCTCACGCACCAATTTGCGTACAGATTGAATAAGTTGTTGTTTTTTGTTCATACAATAGGTCTAACATATAAATATGTGCTGCCTCCGAAAAAGCAGCACATATTCATTACTATATTGTTGAATTAATTATCTAATTGGGCAAGCTCCACCTTCACACTCAATGCCTTGGATTAGATCACCAGTTCCAGCATTAAGGACTACATCAGACAGTGGCTTAACCTTGGATTTGGCTTTGAGATAAGTTTCCTCGTCAATTTCTTGATAAGGAGCTTGTTTGAATCCGTGTTCCTTGTGCAGCAAAAAGCTGACACTCTTAACACTGTTCTTGTAATTTTCCTTCAACCATTCCTTGAGGTCATTCAATTCCTCTGGTTTGTAGTATGCAGTGACGCTAACAGCGTTGTCACTCCAGATTTCTTGGATCTGCTTCACAAGGTTCAATTGTTCGATCAAAGAAGTATCCTTTGCCAACAATGCACCTTCTGGAGTTTCGCATGGGAAGTAAACCACAACAGTGTCATAGTTTTCAGACCCATCAAAGTTGACCAAGAATTCAGTGTGATATCCAAGGTCTTTGCAAATTTGCACCAACTTGTCGCTGCTGCTCATACGAACCGTGCGCAGATAATGCTTTGCAAACGCTGGATGCACGCCTGGGGTAGCACCACCGAGCAGACTCAAAGTGCCACTTGGCTTTACAGTGGTCAGCTTGATGCTCTCAGGCCATCCACGCTGCTTGCTCCACTCCTTGTCAAACTTACGAAGATTGACATAGCACTTGTCCAACCAACCGATCTTGTCGAATGATTGACAAATACCAGTCACACCCATACCAAGTCGCATATTCTTGTGAACAATCTTGTTGGTTTCTTCGTGAATGAATGGCAATGCTGCAATAGCCTTTTGTGCCTTGTACAACAAGCGAGCACACTCATTGAGTTCTTCTTCGCTTTGAATGTTGTTCAAATACAGTTCGCAAAGATTACAACACTCATAGTTACTCAAGCTGATTTCACCACATGGATTTGTGCCAACTACGTTGTCAGTATCGGCTGGATACAACTTGCTGTCCTTCATAGGACCGTCTTTGAGACGACCATACTTTTGGCTCAAAGGCAAATTGAAGAACCCATAAGGCTCACCGCTTGCATATCCAGTCTCGGCATTGATCTCATAACCATTGGTCCAAAACTCTTCCATCAAATGACTATAATCATCGACGTATAAAGTGTTGTTGCTCATACCACGCCAGTTAGGAATGTTGCCACTGCCCCAGTTCTTTGCTCGCATGTACAGAATGTCGTCTGGATCACCCAGAGCAATTTCAGCACTACGACGAACGTTACCAGCAACTACGATGCTACCAATAATGTTGCAGATGTCCAAGGCATCAATACTGCGAAGCTTCTTACCTTCACGACCTTTGAAGATGTTGGTAATCTTGGTCATACCCTCAATCAAAATTGAAGGACCGCTTGCCTTGCCACCAAATCCGTTGATCTTTTCACCAGCACCACGAATAAGAATGGTCGAGTAAGTGAAGCTCTTGCCAGTGACGTAGAAAGCGTTCAACACGTTTTCCAACAACTTGACCCAACCTTCACGGGTATCGGGTATGATAAAGTCAGCATCTTTGGTTGCTTGATGAGTGATGGTAACATCCTTGCGAATCTTTGGAAGCTCCATCACGTCTTCACGACGAATGCTGAATCCTACACCTCCACCGAGCATCAAGTTTTCAAACAAAAACAAAAATGCCTTTGGCTCGTTGATACTAGTAAACCAGCAGTTCAGCAAACTATTTGCGCCAAAACGGTCCACTGTGGATGTGCCAAGTTGCCACAACATGCGACCAGCAAAATTGCACTTGAGGTTAAACACATAGTCAAAAAGCTTTTCAGCTTCTTCCTTTGTATACTCAGCACCAATCTTTTGAGCACCATTGATACAGCGTTCAATTGTTTCATGCCACTCTTCGGTGTTGCCATCTTCCTTCAATCGGGCATATGTTCGCTTATAGACGATATATCCCAATCCGTTAAAACCCCACTTGGGTTGTTTGCTTTTGTATTTATTTACGAATTCCTTTGAAAGAATATTTGTGTTGTTACTCATATTGTTTGTCTGTAGTTTTGGGTAGTAGATAACTATAGAATTTATCGTAAAGAATTTGTCACAATCAAAACTTTTTGACAAATAATTTATGAAGATTTTTTGTCATCATAAATATGCATTATTCAGTGTCATCGTCATCAACGTTGTGAGCGTTCCACTTGTTTTTAAGCACACTTTTTACTTGATTTTCTCCGTTCATCATCTCATTTTGAAGTGCAACACCCTCACGGCTGTTTTCACTGTACAATTCGATATGTCCACAACCAGCATTCATTTTTGCTGGGAATGTCAAACCGTCTGGTCCGAAACGATTCTTGATGATGTGGAATCGTGCGGTGTGGCTTTGCTTGTCTTGCACCTTGCGGCTCAAGCTCATAACAAAGTCAGCAGTCATAATTTTGCGATAACTATCAGCAATGTTGTTTGCCTGAATGATATCTTCTTCCATAGCTGCACGATTGCTTTGTGATGCAGTCCAAACTGGAACTTGCAATTCACCAGCAATACTACGCAACTCTTCGTAGATACCACCAGCTTCGCTGTAGCTGTTGCTGTTACGATCACTTTGGATAGGACGCAGAATGTCTGCGTAGTCCACAATAATCATGTCGATTTTTGTTCCCAACATTTGAATACGTTCACAATGACTCTTGAGACTGTGTGCCGATACTGTTTTGATTGGAAAATATTTGATCTTTAGTTTGCCTGGAACTTCAGCAATCTTTTGCTTAACAACTTCCACGTTGTTACGAATGTTTTGGAAATCAATTCCCGTGAAGCATGAGTCATAACGAAGACCCACGTAGTTTTCATTCAACTCAAGTGTGAAGTGCAAAACATTTCTGCCTTGCTTCATGGCTTCTGCACCAATCTTACTCAACACCCAGCTTTTACCACTACCAGCGCAAGCTGTAATAACCCCAAGCTCACCAGGTCCAAGACCACCATCCATGATAGTGTCGATAACTTCCCATTTGGTTGGTACAGCGTTACGAGCCATCAAGGTCATACGCTTGTCAACTTCTTCGTCGTAGCTATGACCCAAATTTCTTTCCATACCAGCCTTGAGGGCTTCGTCAACCTTGGTCTTGATCTTTTCATACTCACCAGTACCCAGCAAATCAACAGCTTCGGTGATTGCATTCTTGAGCTTTTGGTTTTTGCAAAACTCCAAGAATTGTTCCTTGATAAACACCAAGTCACCATCATTCATCTTCTGATAAATGACCTTGAGGTTGTTGACGATGCTGGCTTTTAGCACGTCGCTGTTGACGGTTTCCAGCTTTACCTTGAACACATTAAGTGTAGGTAGATCTTTGTAATCAAGAAAGTATTTTACACTTTCCTTGACGATCCACTTGTGGGCATCACTTTGGAAAAATTCTGCCTCTACGATATCTGCCAATCGTTCCATAAACGGACGATCACTGACCAATCCAGATATACACTTGATCTGGAACTCACTACCGAACTTTTGTAGGTTATCAATAATATGTTTTTCGCTCATTCTATTTTCCTCTTATCTGTATGTTGAAGTCTATGATACAGGACAGATGTCCATGTATCAACTTATATGAAGCCTGTTGTTGAGATTACAGCACAAAGCTGTTGATTTTACCCCATGTTTCGCTCAACCAAACGTTGTAATTTGGTAGATTACTCCACATTTTGTCTTCGTTGATCAACTTGCTAAAGGCTAGTTTGTTGATTCGGGGCACTGGTTTCTGCACGATTTCTTCAATGCGCAGTTGAGTAAAGCTTTGAATTTGTGTGCTTTTGAGTTGCATCAATTCAAAGTTTCTTTCCATTGTCAGCTTATCAGCCAATACACGCTCATAAAGCTTGTATTTTCCTTTGTGATTTTCTGAATAGTTGTAGATTTCTTGAAGGTTGCTTTCACGTTCATCTGCAAGAAATGGATAAGCTTGCAAAATACGCTTGAGACCTGCGCCTTCAATGCCTGGAATATTGTCGCTATCATCACCTTCCATAGTACGATACAGTACAAAGTTACTACAACTCACTCCATACTCATCAATAATTTCCTTGCACCCAAAGATTTTCTTTTTGGTTGGGCTCCAAATTTTGATTTTGTCACTGGCAAGCTGCAAAAAGTCCTTGTCAGATGACATGATAGTGACATTGCTGTCCTTGAAAGTTTGTTCAGCCAGATATGCAATGGTATCATCTGCTTCAATATTGTCTATTGACATTGTAGTCAACGGCAACACGTCGAGATAGTTGATCAACCGAAGCAATTCCAACTTGAGATTTTTTTCCTCAAGATCGGACCCACTCATTTCTTCGTATGTACGATTGAAACGAATACGAGTTCTACGACCCTTCTTGTAGTCTGGATAAATCTTGCGACGTTTCTGACTACCGCCAGTTCCATCGAATACAACTACTACACGGGTTGGTCCCAGCAGTTTGATTGCATAACCAATGCTTTTAAGAAAGCCAGCGATGCCTCCAGTGTGCATTCCATCATCATTCATAGATGGCACAGCCATAAATGAGCGAATGAAAGTATTTAAGCCATCGACTAGGAGTACGTCGGAGTTGACGGTTTTTTTGAGACCGTCAACTCCGATTTCATCCTTTACGTTCTCAAACAGCGAGAACAGTCGCTTCTTTTCGTTTGAAGTGAAGCCACTCATGATTGTTTATTATTCTTCGGCACCAGCGTCTTCTTCGTCCGTTGCTACCTCAGCATCTTCCACAATCTTGCTGTTTGGGTCTTTATATTTCATAATCACCGAATCACAAATCTTCAAGTAAATTTCTTCCTTGAGTTTGTTATCGGATTGTAGAGTAGAAATAAAGTCCTTGGATTGGAACTTCCATTCACTACCGTCAGCCTTGGTATAGGTGTAGTACGCACCACCTTGTTTGATTAGATTATTGTCCTTGAGAACTTTAACCCAGCTACTATAGTCTGCAATTCCGCTATCAAAATAGATATCGAAGTTTGCAAGACGTTGAGGCGGACCCATTCTGTTCTTGACCACCACTGCCTTACACTCATTACCGATGATTTCCTCACCCTTCTTGAGCTTACCAGTGTTGTTCAAACGAACACGAACGCTACAATGATACGCAAGAGCTTTACCACCACTTACCACGTACTTGTCACCAAATGCCATAGCATTTAGATTCTGACGCAATTGATTGGTGAAGATGGTCAACACCTTCTGTTTGCCAATCATGTTGGTAATCTTTCGCATAGCCTTGCTGATAATGATACTCTTACCAGTTGCATAACCATCCTTACCATGCTCACTCTCAAGCTCTGCCTTTGTAGAAGCAGCGGCTACAGAGTCAACAATGATTGTAAGAATACGATCTTTGTTGCTTTTACGAACAATGGTGATCATTTTTTCCATTTGTTCAAAGATGTCTTCAACAGTTTCACACTGAACGTACAACATCTTTTTGAGATCCACACCCAAACTAGCCCAAAACTCAGGAGAACCAGCGTTTTCAGTGTCAATCAACACTGCTACACCACCCTTTTTCTGAGTTTCTGCCACAACGTGTGCAGACACCAAACTTTTGCCAGTACCTTCAAGACCGTTGAACTCTACCATTCTTCCTACGGGCAATCCACCAAACGGTCTGTTGCTAATCGCAAGATCCAGAATTGATGAACCCGTGCTAACCCAATCTGTAATATCAGTTGGATTATCTTTTTCGTCGAGAGTGTACGCAATCTTTCCACCATTCTTGTTGGCTTTGTTAAGCTCAACTTGAAGTAGATCAATTAGGTCGTCTCGGTCAGATGTTTGTGTGTTTGCTTTTTTTGCCATAACTATACTTAGATAGCTGGGCAGGCATAAAAACCTGCCCAGCTATTTTTATTTGTGATTAGGAGTTAAACAGATCGTCAAATGCTTTTGAAACATCTTCAGATCCACCAGCCTTAGCCTTTGCAGCACTAGGAGATGCTGCTGGCTTTGCCGATGCCTTTGCTGCTGGAGCAGGCGTAGGCACACTCACCTCGTCATCTGCGTCAGCAGCGACAGTGGTAGGAGCAGCTTCCTCCTCGGCTTGTTCAGGGTTGAGCCACTTATCCATAACGTCCTTGAGTTCGTCATAGCTAAGTTCTGGGAACAAATCCAAAATGTTGGACTGATTCTTCAGACCCTCGACCAACGCTGCATTCTTTGGATCAACCGCAGGTGAAACGTTTGGACGAGGACGGATTGTGGTGACTGGGAAACTCTTGCCAGACTCTTCGCCCGTCTTGAATTCCACAGTAATATCCCGACCGTTCAACACGTCGGTAATATCACCGTATTCTCCGTCAAGAATCAATGCACCAATCTCTTGATACACAGTCTTGCCGAAGCCCCAGAACTTCACACCTTCAGCTTCTTCACCACGAACGATGATAGGAGCAAACGTGCGCATCTTGGGTTCCATCTTACGACCCATCTGCCAATCTTCCTTGGAACCAGTCTTCTTCAAACGATTAGCAAATTCCACGATAGGATCTGGGCGACCAAAGCTGTCTGGAGACAGATAGGTCTTGCCGTTGATGTTATAATGGAACTTGAGTTCGATGAACGGATTTTCTGGATTGAACTTGTACGGAACAATACGTACAACTTGCTTGCCAGGCTTTGGCTTCCAGATAAGATCGGACTTTTTGTTTGTGGAGCCTTGATTTTGAAGAGAGTTAAGGCGACTCTTTAGTTGAGCAATGTTTAATGCCATAATTAGTTATGTGTTTAATTATCTAACGATTAAGTAGTTAATCATCATCTGTTCCACTCGAAACAGCGGTGATGTAACCAACTTGAAATCAATGTACACTATGGTCTCATCGAAATCAAGCTATAATAACTATCAAGCAGACAAGATGGAAAATAATTTTAATCCGACTATTTTTACACCGGGATCTGATACAAGTATGATGCTATTTTTGTATAAATCCCAGTTCAATTGAAATGACTTGTCAAGCACACCATTGTTCTCGTCTGCAATGAGTTTGTTCATTGCGTTGAGTGTATACAACGTGTTGGTTTGCTTTTTTCTGTGAACGCTGATCGTGTTTGGATACTTGACCTTGCTGCTTGGATCTTTGACCACGTTAAAGGTCATATACACTTCCCGTAGATTTTTTTCATTAACGAACAAAAAGATTTTGTTGTCGGTGAGTGTGTACACTTTCTTGATGTCATTCACAACCTCAAGATATTTGTCGCTGGTTGTGAATGTACACAGCAATTGTTTTTGGTACATCATACTTCAGTTGTGTCTGGTTCATTGACCGCTGTAGACGATGTTGGCATTTGCCATACCCATGCTCCGGTGCCTTCACCTTCAAATCCAAGTACGCTGGTGAACGTTTGCCAACCTTGTGCTATCCACGATTGCAACAAATTGCCAAATCGAAGTACCATTTCATAGATAGATTGCAATCCACTCTTGACATATTCCCAGAGTTGCATGAAATAAGTTTTCAATTCACCGGTCAATGACTTAATTTTGGACCACACATCGGAAAAATACTTTGCTATGTCCGCTCCCAAATTTTTGATGATGTCCATAGCACCTTCATCAAGCTGGGCTTCTTTCATAGACTTTTTAGCTTTTGCTTTAATGTCGCCTCTGATAGAAATACCACGGGTGCCACCACGATTTGAAAACCTAAACGATATGTTTCCATTGTTTTGTTTAATGAACTCGGAAACTGGATACAAATGATAATCACCAGCGCAATTCCACGTCATCATGTAATCAGCTACACAGTCTACAGAATCGGGCTTGCCTTGCACTGCAAATCTGCGCTTACCAGTTGCAAGCTCTTCGATAATCATGGTTCTGCGAGGTTGTTGAACAAACAAACCGTTCAACGTCGCCATGATTTGGGTGACATCAACTGGAATTTCGCCGTTTTCAACATAATCTTTGTTTTGTTGAATGATCTTTTTGACTTGTTCAGCTTGTCGTTTGATTTCTTCTGGAGAAGCTTCGCCTTTGATTGCTGATGTTAGGCTTTTGTTGAGTTGCTCTTTGACACTATCTTTTAGAGGTACATAGAAGCTCTTCTCTAAGCCTTGCATAATAAACGAAGAAATATCGTTCATCACTTTTTCAGATTCGTTGGTGTCCTTCAACACTGCTGATACCACCGAATTGATTTCGGCATTTTGAGCACTACAAACTTGTGCGCCTTGATCTTTTAGGCTGGCTTTAATTTTGTTTTTGTCAGTGAAAAATATCAGATCAGTTTTTGACGTGCCTTTTATGTTAGCAAAAATTGGATTTGTAATTTCACAAGACAAGTTACCCAACTCTTTAGATTGTTTTATTTTATCATTTGCTACCAACTTTCCCGCAATAATTTTTGCAGTTGCATCTTTTGAATTCTTTTTGTTGATTTCAAGATTGATGTATGTCTCCATTTTTTTGGCATCGCATTTGGTCTTTATAGTAGCTGCCGATTTTGCTGGAGCACGTTCTGCTTGAATCATTGATTGGCCAGTTGATTCATCATAAATTTGTTCACCCAAGAAATTTCCGTCATTGTCGTACCAATCAAATCCTTTGTTGTAGAACCCATATCGAACAGCTTCATCAACACTATAGTTGACCAATGGTACATCAGATACCAACATTGCTGTTACCGCTTGTGCATCTTGAACCTTTTCCTTGGTTGAACGATTATCTACCTTGTCATCACCAGCGATCTTTTTGTTCAGTTCTTTGTCAAGAGATACTGTGTCAGATTTATCTTGTTTGTCTTCTTCTGACGAGTCTTGAGTTGCCTTGGAAACGTCGGCAGTTGACAAGTCGCCAGAGTCGCCGGGTGCATACAATGTTCCCACATTCTTTTTCGGATTTTCTGCAAAGTGGGTTCCTTTGTCAACGGCACGATCACGGTATTCTTTGCTGGGGAACGTAACCAAAATACCATCTTTGTTGTAAGCTTGACGCTCTGGGAATCTACCTGCTTCAAACAATTCAGCAGTGTTTTCCACAATATAATCCATTGAGTAACCAGCCTTTTCCAGATACTCTTGCAGCACAAATACATGCTCTGGATTATCAATTCGTAACACGCCGTCTTTGATACGGTCATCGCAGCAAGCGTCGTTTATAATAGACTCAAACTTCATCATGAATATAAATATGATGAAGTTTAGACTAATTTCAAATCATTGTAATTATTTCCCACGTAAACCTTAACTTTGAACCTATTTCCTCGAATTATGTTAACTATGTCGTCAATCTCGGATTGTGGTACATCGCCGTCTATATCAAACAGAATACTATCGTAAATGTAGAGAATTGGTTTAATGGATTTGCCAAAACTGTATTTGAGGCAGTTGCTCAAACTATTCAATCCATACTCAGTTTCAGTGGCTTGAATAATATATGCAAACAACTTGTTTTTGTTTGGATCAGTAATGTGATTGGCTGTAATCTTGCGCTTATAGATTGGGGTTTTGACGTAGCCTTTTTGTGTAAACACTTCCCAATACTTGTCTTTTAGCTTTTCTGTTTTTTCAAAGTATGGAATGTGAATATACTGCTTTGAGATTTGCCCATACAAATTTACCATCGTCAGCTTTTTTGCTTTTGACAATAAATCTTTGCTCACAGTATCGACACCATAATACTGCTTTGCCAAGTGCTCGTACACAGTTTCATCATCTGGAACCTTGTAACCAATCAGGTTGGCTACAATATACGGATGAAACCCAGTAAAGTCTACCATCAACAGTTTGCCATTTGCATACCTAGAAGAAAAGCTTGCACGACAACCATCTGCTTTGTTGAGTGCAACATAGTTTACACTATCAAACTTGTTGCTGGGTCGTCCAGTTGGATTGTAGATATGATATTCGGTATACACCGTATCATCTTCGCCACTACCGCCCACAACTTTTGCATTTGGAAAATATGATTTGAACAATGGAGTGTCTACGTGCAAACCATTGCGTTCCACTTCAAATAAGGTGTCACTCACAACCTCATTGAAAAATTTGTAGCAATATGTGTCAGTCTTGCCATTCAGAGAATCTTTTACAACCTCAATTTCAGAGTCAAACTCTTTTTGATGCACAACATACGGAATTATGATTCCAGATCCGTTGATGCGGTGGTGAGTCATTTGCAACGTCTCTGAGAACTTGTGTTTGTTTGGTTCAAACACATTACCATCTTTGAAAAACTGAAACAGATTGGCGTCGTACAAATTGAGTCCAGATACAAAGTATTTGTGCGTTTTTTTGTTGAGCACAAACACTTTTTTGTTTGTCAGACTTTGCACCACTTTTTTCAGTGTGGAATTCTTTGGTAGATCGGGATGGTCAAAGTTGTAATACAACTTACGTTGTGTGTCACACTCATACACAAACGCAGCAATAACTTTATCTTGTGATGGATGAATGTGACCATCACGTAAAATCAGTTTGAGATATGTTTTTTGCTGTTCTATCACAGCCTTAGTATATCTCAACTTGGTGCAATGTCAAGCTGACGATTGTCCCGCCCAAAATTGCAGATGGTTGGTGAGTATGTTTTCAATACCAGGCAATTTCATTCTCAATTCATTGACTTGAATTCTGTTGTATTCTTCAACTCCAGATGTTTGCAACATCGTTCCAGTGTATATGTTATTTTTTGGACCAGTGAGTTGCCAGTCACATTGAGCTTTGATAAAAAACGAACCATCTGTCATTTTGTAATCACGGGCGTTGGTCTCTATGATGCTATTTTGATTTCGTTTGCCAATAAAATAGCGAGTCAAAAACCCATAGTTGTAATCAGCTTTGGTAGGTGCTGGCATATACGTGGTTGGATAAAATACATTGAAATTATCCAAACCTAGTTTGTTTTTGACATTGATTGGGGTGTCGTAGATCATACATCAATAAATTCGTAGTCTTGATCTGGAGCACAACGCAACATTGCTGTGACCACAGTTTCCCATTTACCAGCATTGAGTTGATGTTCCACTTCAGTTACCATAAATATCACGTTGCCTGGTACGTATGGCTTTGGTAGATTCTTGATGGCAAAGTGTTGGAACATTCTGAATCCCATAATACCATCAAACGTCAAACTGATTGTAAAGTTATCGGCTGGACCAGCGTATCTTGCAGTATTATTGTATGTGTCGCCGTCATCCAACATCTCTCGCAATTTACCTCTGAGTGTTGGTGGTAGATTCAAATACACCCAGTCAAACTTTGCCGTTGTGGTTTTAGTTGGAGTGTATACAGCTTCTTCTGGTTTATAACCAAATGCTGCTGCAATTGCGCTATTATTCAGAGCAGTTGTTAACAATCCAGACGCAGCTTGTGTTACTACATTTGCCGAAACTTCTTCAACTGGACCATACGCATCCTCGTTTGCACTCTTGTCCAACATACGAACTCGCATAACCAAAACATCTTTGTCTTGTTTTCCTTGAGTTTGTAGTTTACGAATATCAATATGCTTGTCTTTTAATGGACCGTGTGGAGCACCTGGAGCGGGGTGTTGGAGCGGAGGATATGGATTATCCTTTTCGTTCTTGTTCAACTTATCCGCAATTTCATCACACTGACGTTGCAATTCAAACTTTTCAAAACGATCTGCAAATACCAATGCAGGCAAGCCAGTTTTGATCTGCGTAATTTTTGCAATTCGATCACTATATGGTTTGGTTGTGTCGTTTGCTGCCTTTTGAATTTGATCAGCAACATTCACTGCATTTTGACCACTACCATACAAAACTTGATTGGTTTGTTCGTTGGTCAAAGTAACATCAAAGTTGATTTTTTTGATTACATTTGATGTAGATCCAATCGTAAATGCATAAATCTTGTTCTTCTTTGGCATCGATAAGTTTTTGTCAATGATAGCCAAACCACCCAATGGATTGTTGACAACTTCAAGATTCCAGAAATTGTCTACCGCATCATTTACAGTATTTAGTATCTTGTTTACTATCTGTTCAAGAGTCTTCAACTCAGTGTCTTTGCCAATTTCAATAAGCTTGGACTTGCTGATGTAAAGATGTTTCAGATATCCATTAAATCCAGGTTCATATTCACGTTTGCCAATTTTTACTTTTTTGGTTGGATCTGTAAGATAAAATGGAAATGCTGCTGGAACCAGATTTGCTGGATCACTAGACTTGTGATAATATATCCAGTTGATTATTGCGTCCAAGTTGTCACGATATGCTCCAGAGGTTTTGAATGTGTCTCTTGCTTTTTTTGCGGCTTTCCATACAGAGTCCACATTTTGCAGTGGTTCTGGTTTACACTCTGGAGAATTCTGCATGGCTTGTGCTTGCTTCTTTTCTGCGGCAAGACCAGTGGTAATTTGACTGTCTAATTTTTCCCAATAAAAATTTGAGTCTGTGTAAAAATCATTGCTGTTCTGAGTCTCAGATTGTTCCAAATACCCTCTTGGTGGTTTTGTTCCTTTGTTGATTTTTGGTGCTCTTGCATTTGGAATCAACACGTTTTTATCACACGAAATCAAATTTGGATGCGCACTGATGATAATATCCGAGATGTCGATATAGTTGTTTTTTGAATTTGGATTTGCACAAAACAAATTGATTATTTCAAATACAAAGTCTAACTGAAACCATACTTCGTCATTACCAGATTCGTTGTAGTCAAAATCAATATCTTTATCGGCATACGAAATTACACTATATTCTTTTCCACCCACTTTTATGCTGTCATATGGAATTGCATCCACAGTTGATGTTTTTGACAACGGAGGTGTGTACGTCGGATTGTACATACCAGATGCTACTGGTGCTGGAGCATAGCTTGTTGTTTCTTTGGTTGGCAACTTTGCAAAACCATACACTTGTTGGTATCTACCCATAAAGATACGGTTTTCTTTTTTGCCTCCGTAAAACACACTTGTGTTTTGCGTACCTTTAGCACCTGGCGTGACTTTAGCAGCAACAGTGGCTTGTGCTTGAGACTTCTTTTCGTCAGCAGATTTTTTGTCATTGATGATCTTTGCCAACGCTTCTGCATTGTTCTGAATGTAATTGATGTAGTTACCATCCGCTCCATCAGTGATCAAAATTTCCTTTGCAAACTGTAGATAGTTTGAGAAAAAGTCTTTGAGAGTGGAAAATTCGTCAGTGGTTGTACCATCATTTTTTGTTGTGGGATTGTCTGCTCGGTATCCCGCATACATTGCTTGTCGAGAAATAATCTCAGTGTTGCAAGTGTAAACAAACCCATCATCAGTATTGAAGTTGTATTTGTTGACAATACCCGTTATCAAACCATAGTTGCCCAGACTCTTGTAATAGCGTTCCAAAGCAAGTTGTGGAGACCGAATCATCAAGTAACATTGTTGTTCATTATCCAATTCAAGCAACGAATCAATATCATACAGATTCCAACCAAATTCCAAAAACACATTGATCTTTGGTGTTAGCCAAAATGGAGCCATATACTCCAATTGAGCAAGACTGTAACATTTCCACTGAATAGTGGCGTTTGCCATCATGTCTTTGTTGGTCTTGATGCTGACCGATACAATGCCTGGAGGTGGCAAAACAGATGGAACTATAGCATTCTGTGGAAACTTCATGCCCATTGGGCAGCTTGTATTAACATTGTAATTAAACTGACTACGAAAAGCTGGATCAATATAGTGAGGATCTCCATTTGATTGATATCCAAGAATTGCTATGTCTTGTTGCAACACACCATTTTTTTGAGAGAATCCATATGCGTTGTTGAATCCTTCACCACCTTGCAGCAAAAACCCTTTGTACTCTGGGAATTGCTTGTTCTTCATCAAATATTTACTGGTTGGAACTGTGTTATTTGCTACACGACCAGTGCCATTTGAAAATGCTCGTACCCATGGAGTCATTGGCCCACGATACTGTGGTTGTTGTTTTTTGAAATCAATTACAACATCATTTGATCCGTTTTGACCAATATTTACAGTGTTGCTGCGACGGCGCAATTCTTCAACAATCTGCCAAGGAATATTTTGTGCCTCCCACCAGCGCACTTCTTCAACAACATTGTTTTGCGACAAGTTTTGATATGCCCAAGCTGGCACTTTTTGTGGTTCAGGTGGTTTGTTTAAGTTAATAGCCATATAACCCAGTGTTTATTATCCGTTTACTCGCTTTAGATTTTCCATGATCAATGGAACGTTTCCAGGAATACGAACTTGCTTTCCAACTGGAATTGAAAGCTTACCATTACCAAAATCATTTGCATTGGCAATAATCCACCAATATGCTTCGTCACCATAATATTTTTTTGCCAAACTGTCAAGATAATCTTGCTCGCTGGCGATAATATAAATGTCAGATGGATCAGTTGGAATGTTTGGATAATATGTTGTTCTATAAACATTTTGTCCATCATAACGCTTTTCAATTGGAGTAAACTGGTATCTCATAATTATTGAGTTTTTACTTTGACACCAACCGCATCATTGTCATATCTGATATTGGTTGAGAAATCATTCATTGATACATCATCTTGTACTTTGCTGGTGTATTCTACATCTATTGCACCAAACTGTGTTATTGGTACACCATTTATTGTTGGTAGTTCCTTAATGGTTGCAGTTGATGCACGTAATACTGGAGCATCTCCCCAAATTGCACGACCAGTCTTTGGACGATCTTTTTCAAGAACATTCATTTCAATCTGAATTTCTGCAACTCTTGGAAATTGTGCTACTCGACCTTGTGAATTGCCACGACCATTGTCAATGCCACTTCCAAGTTGAGTACCATCGTTGCTCCAGTTGATTGCGCCATTTGGACCAAAATACCACGCTTCTTTTGCGTCTTCTGGAATTGTTTCCCAACTTGCATCTTCTGGCACAGTGACGTTGCAACTATTGATAACTACATTGTGATTCTTGTAAAAGTCGCCAAGAGTCAATTGAACCATTGGACTTACCATAAATCCACCATATTGTTGCAAAGTGTAATTTGCTGGGCGAGTCAATCCAACCAAATAGTTGATGCGTTGCCACATTGGCATAAGCTCTTTAATGCTGTGTGCCACAACACTAAAGTTGAAACTCACACTGCGGGTAAATCCTTTGTAGTAGTATAGTTTGTCTGGACGACCCAAATATTCAACAGGTTCCCATTGAGCTTGATTGTTGTCGGTCAAGCTTTTTACTGTGGCATTGAATGGAATATACTTTTTGTTGATGATATCATAGAAATAAAACTTGATGATATCTGGTCCATAAACACCATGTGTATCAGTCAAGCTATATGCAGTTTCAAACACCGCTGGATTCATCACCTCCAACGAGTTAACAAAATCTACGTTGTTGGTTGGGCGAATGAAACGATCATTAACAGATGTTCCCAGACGTGTAGGAACTCGCTTTTTGTTTTCTTGATCTTTTCTCCAACGACCTTGATAAGTTTTGTCGGTAGGTTGGTTCTTTTGTTGAGGATTGATTTCAACAATTTGACCCAGACCAATTTTGTCTGTATTGAACTTGGCAAATTGCAACGGATACATATTGCTGGTAGCATCTGCTCCCAACGAATACTTTGCATTGTTGTCTCCAGTAATGTTTTTTAGAGCTTTGTTAAGGTCCGATACAATGTTTTTTACTCTTTGAGCTTCTGGATTTGAAAATTGGTCTTCAAAGTTTTTAGCGTCATCATCAATCAACGTTTTATAGTTGAGCAATTGATCACTACGTTCTGCCACAACTCCAGCGGCAATTGTACCACCATATTGCAAACTGTTGTCGTTGATGTAGTTCTTGATTTTCTCCGGTACAATCTTTGATGGCATGAATGGAGCCGAACCATCATAAGATCCAACTTCAGTGGTAACAGATGTTATTACAGACTTTGTATAGCCTCTATATCCATTTCGTATTATGACCAAACGAGTTGGATTAGGTGCGTTGTCACTCTTGCGATAAAAACGTTGTTGTACTGCTTGTGAATAATCTGCTTTGCGTCCAAAACCAATTGAATTCAACAAACCACTCAAAATGCCGCCGCCGCCAATACCAGTTGACGATGGTGCAAACAATTTGCCAGCATTCAACATCAAGTCGTAGGTTTTTTCATCAGCACGATAGTTTGCTGCCCATGGTTGTTTTGGTGGTAAAATACCGCCAACCAAGGTGTTGTTTTGAATAAACTTGCCTGCTGCGGTAAGTAGATTGCTGAAAAATCCTTTGCTTGACGAACTGCTCAACCAACGATTATAGCGTGGTGCATTGTATGCTGTTGTGGCAGTATTACCACGCAACAAGTCTTTGATATCATTTCTAGCAATAGAAGTTACTACTTGATCGGATCTATCGCCACCACCAATCAAGCTGCTAAATGTGCTTGTTGTGATACCCAAAAATCCGTCTGGACGGCTGGCTGTGCTTGCCACCGAAGAACGTGGTGGGGGTGGAGATGGAGGAGAGCCTCCTAGCAACGCTCCTACACCGGATACAACGCTTCCTAGACCCAATCCGTTGACTAGACCGCCCACGATGTTGCTGGTGTCTAAATGACGGGTTGGGCGATCAAGCAAACCAAAAGATGCTGGTTTGATTGCAGCAATCAGTGGCGAAGCTGGATTGTATACCTTGGTTTCATCAAAAGCTTGGTATCCTTGCAATATCAATTGCTTGCCAATGAATCTGAATCCTTTGTTTGAACCAAGAAATTTTCTTACCAAGTTGGCGTCTTGTGCTGCAAGACCCACCATACTTGTTGTTCTGCTACGTTGACCTTGATTTGGGTTCTTATAGTCGTATCTGTTTTTCAACGCATCAGCAAGACCAACATCTTGTGGTTTGTTGACACTATACAGCTTTTCCGCATTGCCATTGTTGGAAAACAATGCTTCTATCTTGCCAGGAGCACGAATATTGATAAAATTTGCAGACGGAATCGCCAACCCCGCCCCTTGAACTTGAGACAGTGTAGTTACTTGATCACCACCGCTATTAAAGCCTTCAACAAATGTATTGCTATTTGCCATTGTATATAAATAGTGTTATTATGCGATTGTTGCTTGACCATATGAACCACGACGACTTTTTGCCGTATCCAAAGCATGATTAACTCGGGTTCCGTCCAAGTTAACTGCAATACCACCATTTGCCATCATGCCAATCAAAGCGTCAAACTTATCGGCCAAAACTTGCATACCAGCCTTGACTTCATCAGTTTGCTCTTTCTTGGCAGTGGCATTTAATATACCCAATGTTGCCAATCCACCAAATTCAAGTTTTGGTAGTTTGACACTCGACAATTCTTTGAGTGAATCGACGGCAACTTGCAAACCTTGAGCAGAGTCGCTCAACATGTCAATTTGAGCAGTAATGCTGGTCAATTGTGAAGTAGGAAACACATTTAGTGTTTTACCAAGATCAAAAATAGCTGCTGATACTGCTGCTACACCCGCTGCTGCCGCAGATAATTTGAAAAATCCAATATTGGCAATTTGTGACAATCCAACAGCTACACTCATCATTACTTCTGGTAGTGCGGTGAAAATTCCAAGCATTGTATCAAATGCTTTGATGATAACACCACCAACCACAGTTGCCAATGTGCTGATTGTTTTGCCTATTGATTCAATTGCTGGAGCAGCCATTTTGAATGCAAATCCAACTTCCATCGCTGCCACACCCATCACTGCAAGTGCTGCTGCAAATGCAAGTACACCAAGAATTTGTGGACCAGTTAGTAGTGTTCCTACAAATGCCAATCCAGCACCCAAAACTATCAACGAACCAACAAGCAATGCAACATCACCAACAGTTACTTCTCGCATCATTTGAAATGCTTTTGCAAATCCAATAGCTGCCAAAGATGCTATAGCAATTGATGCTGCTATACCAGCAAGTTTTCCAACTGGAAATGTTTGAAGAGCGGTTCCGAGTGCAGTCACGCCTCTAGAAATTCCAATCAATCCACTACCAATACCTCTTCCCAAAGAAGCTGCGGCTTTTCCAGCAAATGTGCTCAACAAGTTAAAACTACCCACCAATGTTCCCACTGCAACAACAAGTCCAGTAATTGTGGTTAAAATAAGACCAGCCCAAATCCAACCTTCATGTAATCCAGATACCCACCCATAAAATGCAGCTTGAATTCTATTTACAAACTCATAAATTGGTTTTAGAACTTGACCAATACGATCCATTGCAGCAGCTTTTTGTTGATTCAACAAAGCACTTTCAGCTTCAACCATTTGTTGCTCCAACATTTTCTTGTATTCAGCATCACGATCTTGTTTGCCTTTCTTTTGCAAAGTGTTTAGATCTTCTTGCAATTTTCGCAACTTAGCAGCTTCTTCTGGGAATCTCTTTTCAATCTCCAATTGATTTTTCTTTTGCGTCTGAATCTTTTGTAGTTCTGCAAAATCTTTACCAGTTGCTTCAGCAAGTGCTTTGCGTTGGTTGTAGTTCAACTTATCAAGATCGCCAACCTTTTCAAGTTCACGTTGCAACGCTTTTTCTGCACCAATCAAATCGCCAGCAAACGCAAGTCTGCGTGACTCATTGAAGTTTAATCCTTGACCCAACAACGCACTGGCTTTGAGTTCAGCACCAATCGAACTTTCAAAATTGAGCAATACTTCTGCGCTCTTTGCGGCAGCATCCAAACTGGTTCCCAATTTTCTTGCTTCAGCAGCTTGTTTGATCAACTCTTCTGTATTGCCCTTGAAAATCAATCTTACTGATGTACTACTATTCAATACATCTTTCAACAACACGTTCAGCGGAACACCGTAAGCCTTGGCAACTTGAATAGCAAAACCTGCCATGTTGTTTTGTGCTTGCAATGATGTGCCACCAATTTCAGCAAGTGTTTCTTGCAGCTTAGATGCTTCATCCACAGTCAAACCAGTTGACTTGGCGGTCTGTGCAATGCTTTGCGCTACTGCTTCAGCAGCCTTGCCAGTAATTGCATAGCTTTGAACCAGCTTGGTTTGTGCCTCAACAATTTGACGATTGGATGCCAAATTAGCATTTAGCTCTTTGGTTATTTTTTGAACAGATCTGTATTGAGCGTCAATTGTGTCTTTGCTTAGACCCAAAGTTTTTGCTTGATCACTCAAAAATTTATCATAATCACTTGCCATCTGATAAATCTGACTGAATGTATCTTTTACAAACGCCAAAATTGCCGCATTTCTTTGTTGGGATTCAATTTGTCCTTTCAAAGATTTTTCCGTTCTTTCTGCGTTCAGTCTTGCTCGTTCCATCAACGGAAGCTGTCTGTTGATGTCCGCCAAAATTTCTTCACGAATGAGAAACTCTTGTTGTAGTTTCTGCAATTCTCGCTCTTCTGCGGCACTTAGTCCCGCTAGTCCTCGGCTAATAGCTGCTCTTTTCTCGGCTTCCAAAGCTGTCTGTCTAGCTCCATCTCCGGCTATTTTATATCTTTGTTGTTCGAGAGAGGATATTGCCTGAGTCAACTTAAGTTTCAAATTTTGTTTATCCAACATTCTGGCTTCCAATTCAGCAATATTTTTTTGAGAAATTGCTACTGGATCAATGCTTGAAACAATCTTTTTGCCAAGTTCAGACCATGACGATGCGTAAGACTTTGTTTTTTTAGATAATTCATCAAGAGCTTTGTTGGTCTCTTGTGCCATCTGCCTCAAATCTCGCTCAAAATTTTGAAATTCTCGTTCGTATGACGATGCCATATAGTCCTAAATATACTAATAAATATCTACCTATCTGAAACTAGGTCTATCTATTTTGGGACTTTTAGGCTTTGACTGAGACTCTTTGGCTTGATCTGCCTCTTTTTGTTTAGCTTCTATCAATTTGTTGTAATAAAAGTTACGAAGGTATACTGGCAGAGTGTATACCTCCGTTGGGGAAAATCCACCATTGCCATAATAGCAAAGGTCAAAAATAACTTGCTGAATGTAAACCTTATACTCCGGTGTCAGGCCAAAAAAACTGGACAGTCATTGGCACTGCTGCCCTTTCTTCGGCTCCGCATTCATTGCAAGAAAATGCGAACGTGGCATCTACATCTGGAGTAACTTCACGAATATATTGACGCAAAGCCAAACTATCACGACTTGGCATGTTGTCAACCAAAGCTTTGATCTTGGCTGGATCAGTTTCACCATTGTATTCAACAATAGACTTCTTGAGACGAGAAGTAATTTCGCTGCTATTGGTTTTGCTGATCTTGCTCATTGCAACGTT